CGCTCGCAGAATTCGATGGCTGCCAGTCGGATGGCCTGCTCGATCATCGGAATCGGGCAGGATGACACATAGGGTGTCACCAGCGGGAACAGATCCTCAATCGGTCGGGTTCGGATAGCCATCTGGCACGCTCATGCATCTGGTTCATCGGGGCGAATTGGTGGTGTTGACGTTGTATTGCGCGGCAGCCTGCATGCGGGACTGAATCGCCTGCGTGAAAAGGGCCTGATGGGCGGTAGCTCGCTGCATCGCATTCTCAGCCTGCATGTCCTTCGAGAAGGCGCGGAACAGCACGAAATCGACCAGCGGCGTCAGGTAGTTGTTCTGGAATGGCAGCTCTATGGTGGCATAGCTGTCCATATCCATGGGATCCGCACCGGGCGCGAGGGTCATGTCGTCCGGGATCAGGGCGACCACGGCGCGGATGATGCCGGTTCCGTCATTGCCGGGATAGACGTAGAAGGTCCTGGGCTCGGTCGGGTCGAGGATGATGTGGCGGACGATCTGCTGCTGTGGAGTCCGCGTCGGGTCGTGCCATCGCGGATTGTTCGCGTCGAGGATCTCACGCGCGATTGTCGTCACGACCGGACCGCAGACCAGATGGTCCATGTCGGGGCCCGTCAGGTTGCAGATTGCCCGGATCAGGCTCGCATATTGTTCCGGCAGGGTTTGCTGAGTGCCTTCTGCGAGCACGAGGGAGACCGTGGTTGCGGTCGAGGCTGGATAGAGTTCGGCAATGGCGCGCTGGGCATCATTCAGCCAGGTCGCAAGCTCTACCAGGGGCCAGCGCACCGCGCCAACATCCTGCAAGATGACCTGGACGCGCTGGAGAACGTCCGATGCGATGACCAGCGAGCCCATGCGATCTTACTCCTTCGGGACATTCTTGAGCGCCGTGATCATGGTGATGCGCGCGGCCCGGCCCGGCCTTTTGCCGAAGACTGCGGTGTATTTGTCCCTGAGGTCGTCGTCCGACATGGCATCATATTCGCTGGCATAGGGTTGATCGCCATGGCGGGCTTCCTGTTGGTATGTCGAGACGCCAGGAAAGATCGCGGCAGACGCAACGCTACGCGGAGCTACTGGCGCTGTGGCGGGCACGTCCGCTGGGTTTGCCGGGCGATAGCCCTCGGTGATCGACAGAAAGCGCGCGATATGATCGGGGTTGACCACTTCGCACACCTGCGGCGTCGGCTGTCCTGGGGTCTGACTGATGAACGTGTAGGTTTGGTCGTCAATCGTGACGACAGTGCCTTTGGGGCGGAAGATCAGGCACTCAATCAGCATGAGCATCAGTCCTTGTTGGGGCGCAAGGCGCTTTGTGAAAAGGGCGGGGCGGCTGAACCGTCCCGCCCGTCGGCTGTATATCTGAGCCCTCGGCGGCTCAGATCTGCGTATAGAAGGCCAGCAGTTCGACGACCTTCGAGGCACCGGCCGACACGTCCGCCGAGAGTGTCAGGCCGATGGATCTGTCGTAGCCCACGGCGGGCTGGCGGAAGCCGGCGACAGCAGACATGCGGGTCGCGGTGTTGTTCACGGCCGTTGCGGAGTAGAATTCCGAGCCGACGGTCCTGGCGTTATCGGGATCGCCGGGCGTGCCCGACATGAAGCCGATGGTGGCGTTGGTGGCGGTGGCAGTTTCGCCGAGCAGAGTCATGTCCACGATGCGGCAGAAGGCCGGAAGGATGAGAAGCTCCAGCTTGTCGGTCGCCGCCGTGAAGGCAGACGAGAAGACGAAGCGGGCGGATGCGCAGATCACCGATCCAGCGGTGATGACGCGCGCTGGCTGGATGATGCCTTTCGCCATGTCGGTTTGGAAGATAGCCATGATCGGAGTCCTTTGCGAGGGTTAACAAGAGGGGCCGAGGCGCGCGCCCCGGCCCTACAATTCAGATTCCGATCACGGTGCCGCCGCAGCGGTATCCGCCGCAATGACGCCGAAATCGCGGGAGTTGAAGCGGGTTTTCTTCATGCCGACGATCAGGCCGGCAACGAAGGTCGGTTCGTTGCCGTAGTCGGTCATTTCTTCCTGCCACATGAAGCGCTGGCCGCCAGGAGTGCCATAGGCGACAACCATCGCCTGACGCCCGAGGAACAGGTTCCTCGCAGCGGCCACGTTGCCGCCTGCACCATAGTCCGAGAACCGGATCACGCTCTTGTGGGAGTGCAGGATCACATTGTTCAGCATGCCGAGAGCACCCTTGAAGATCGGGTTGTCGCGGCCTTCGGCCTGCGCCGCCGACTTCTGGATTTCCAGCCAGCCACTCGCGCCAGTGGAAACCCGCAGGTCGTATTCGGAATAGAGGCTCATCAGCATGACGAAGCGGGCTTCGCCCTCCATCATCACCGGAACCATGTTCGAAGCGTTCGTGTCCAGAGCGCGGATCATGCCAGCGGTCGTCGTGACCTTTTCCACGAAGTCGCGGCTCATCTTGTCAGCAGCGGTCATCGTGGCCTTGGATGTCACGCTGCCGGGATAGACGATGTGCTGGCTGTCGGGAGCTTGGAGAGGGTTCCCGGCGAAGCCCGCATAGCTGGTGTCCTCGTAGAAGTCCTGGTTGATACCGCGAGCACCGGACAGGTAGATGAACATCAACTGGTCCAGATACTCTGCCCAGTAGTCGCCCAAGCGCGCTTTCGCCACGGCGCGCAGGTCGTGAACCACGCGCTTGCGAGTCATCCGCCCGCCGGCCGACACGACATGGCGAAGCTGGTCGATGGTCACGCTGTCCGAATAGAAACGCAGGTTCTCTTCACGCCCCTCAACGCGAGCATCCCCCTGCGTCGGTCGGCCGCGAAGCTGAACCGACAGATCGAAGCTGACGGTATCGCCTGCATCGGCTTCCAGCTCCATCTTCTGCTGGATGATGGAATTCTCGCTCTCACCGATGAACTTTCGCGAGAAGTAGGCTTTGGACAGAAAGTCGACAGAAAGCGCATTCGACCAGCGCTTTTGGGCCATCGGGTTGCCGAAGGGGATAACGGTCTGGGTCATGGTGCGGTCTCACATGAATGTGGATAGGAGGCCGCGTCCTGCGCCTGATGCCGAGGCAAATCTACCACCTATAGGTGCTGTTTGTGAAGGGGGCTAGATATGGTGTGGCTTCCCTGGGTCTCGGCCTCTTTGAACCGGGTGATTTTCGGCCCATCTGGCGGGGTTTCCACGCAGACGACAAGACGGTTGCCAGCACGCTGTTGGGTGTGCTCACGGCGCACGGAAATGGTGATTGACCCTACCTCAAGGCGGTCGCCTGGCTTCATGGTGCGTGTGAACATGGATTTTTGACCTCCTTGGGTAGGGTCTGGCGCAGATTCAGCCGCCGCGCAGGTATTTGTCGCGCTGCTCCTCGCTCATCCTGGCGAAGGCACGCTCAACCGTGCGCAGGTCCCCCCGGCTCTGCGCATTGTCGAGATCGGCGAAGGCAGAGAGGGTCGCGCTGTTGTCGGCAGCGGCAGGAATTCGCGCGAGGGTTGCGGGCGGCGGGGAGCGGCGCGGCGCGGCCGGTTTCGGGGCTGATTCGGCGCGAGGCTTGGGCGCAGGGCGCGGCGTCGAAGGGGCCGCGAGGCGGGGATCGCCCTTGGCAAAGGCATAATCCTGAGCGGCCTTCTCGAGCTGCTTCTCGAATGGCAAATTCGCCCAGGGCGAGTCAGGTTTGGTCACAAGAGCGACATACCTGTCGAACTCGCCGACGACGGCAGGATCCCACAGATGGGGATGGCGTTCCTTGAAGGCGCTGACCGCCGCGTTCCATGCCTTGTTATCGGCTTCGATGATGGCCCTCCGAGCTTGCTCCACTTGCTCACGCAGGATTTCGAGCTTGCCGGCCTCTTTGGCCGCCGCCTTCACGGCTTCAGAGAAGTCATCCTCGCCGATTTCCCCGTCGGCGAGCTGCCGGTTCAGATCCTCGATTTTCTCGTCGATTTCGGCCTGTTTGGCATCGAAGTCGATGTTCATCACATCGGGAGGCAGTGTAGCGGTGATCGGCGCGGCAGGAGCGGCTGCGGCTCGCGCTGCGGCGGTAAGGTCTGGTGTTCCGTCGCCAGCCTCTTCCTCGACATCGAGGGTGTCAGGCATGCTCAGGTCGTCTCCCAGCGCGGCGCGCTCAGCCTCGGTCAGAAGCGAGATGTCGAAGTCGGGATTGACCGGCGCAGATGCGCCATCTGCGACACCTTCATCGGTGTCGTCAAAGTCGGATTCGGTGTCGTCAAGGTGGGCGGACATGTTTCAAGTGCTCCTTCGGGGCTTCAAGGGGCAGGCATGGGCGCAGGAGCGCCAGGCTGCGGTGGAATCTGTTGTGTGGACGGGGCGGCGGCCTGCGAGATCGTCGATCCGGGCACCATCGGCGCCCGTGCAGGACCAGGAGGCATACCACCAGGAGGCATCTGGGCATCAGGGCTGATGGCGGAGGCGAGCAGGGCATCGCCGGGTCGGACGGCGCTAGGCACAGTCATCATGGCGATGGCGGTTTCGAGCGCCTTCTGCATGGCATCAAGCCGATCATAGATCGTCGAGGCTTCGGCCTGGGCGGCTTTCGCGCTCGACAGCTTTGCGTCAGCTTCGAGCTTTTCGACATTGGCAACCTCGGCGCGCGCCTTGAGCTTGGCCTGCTCCTGACGGATCTGATCCTGTGCGGCCTCATCAGGAGTAGGCGGCGTATTCGGATCGGCATCGGGATCTTTCTGGCCGGTCATCTGCCTGATGCGCTTGACGATTTCATCCCTGTTGGGAATGTCCATAGCCTCTGTGATGAGATCGAGGACTCCCATCAGGATCTGCGGCTGGCCAGGGGCCACGCGACTGATGAATTCGATCAGCGCCTCGGCCCCAGCCTGCCGCATGGTCGCGTTCCAGGCCTGTTCGCTGATAACGAAGTCGGCTTTGGTCGTCGTGATGTCGCTTTCCGGGTCGTTCGGATCGTTGACGGTGACGTATTGCGGCGTCCCACGTTGGTTGGTGATGCGAAAGCTCTTCTCTTCGGACATGAACTGCTCGATGAGACTCAACAGCTTCTCGCCATGGGCCTTCCGGGCATAGCGCAAGTTGTCGAAGAGCTCGGCGGTGGCAAGCGCGCCTTGCTCCTGCCGGAGTGCGATGGCCTTGCCAGAGCGCGCGTTGGTCTGGCGGCCAAGATTCTCGTCAGTGACACCGGAACTCATCTGAATCATCGCAATCATGCGGCTCATCAGGTCCAGGTGCGCTTGATCCATGCCCCTGTCTGCGTTGAGCACCAGCTCCTTGCCGGGCTTCTTGACGATGATCGCGTCAGGGCGGGCGACCTCCTCCTCAAAGGCGTCAAGATCATCAACTGCCCCTTCGTCCATGACAACCTTGTTGGTCGAGAGGATGTATTGGGCCTTCGAGGCAGCCTTGTTGATGTGAGTCTGTAGGTCGCGCAGCCCACGGATCAGGCCGTAGGGTAGGCCAGTCTCAGCATTACGGTAGCACCAGATCGGGGTGAACGGCAGGCGGTTGTGCCTGTATGGGCTCTCCTGAACGTGCAACATGCCGGTTGGGGTGAAGACGGCCACGAAGACACGCATGCGCATGCGCTGCACCAGACCAGCACGACCAGAGTCCAGCTCGCGCAGGTGACCCTCGCTGAACGGGTCGAATATCTCCCCGGCAAACTGCCCGCCCGACATGGTTTTCACATTCATCGGGCGCCGGAACCAGGCTTCGATCAGACGAACCCGGTCGCGGCTGACATTCGAGCGCGGATCAAGCCCACCAAGCAATCCACTCGCCCAGTTCTCCATCGAGTCCATTGGGCTGTCGCCGAAAGTGTCGATTCCAGCGCCGCCGCCGACGAACCCCATCGACATGGCGCTGTTGCGCAGTAGCTCGGCGCGGTCGGGGAACATGGCCTGCGCCGTGTCAAGGTCCGTCCAGCGCGTCCGCATGATGTAGCGGGCGTCCGACAGGTCGGACTCGCGCGAATAGCTGTCCCAGAGGATGTTTCTCCAGCTCTCGCAGCGGTCGTAGATCGGCTCGCCGTCATCATCCCCCTGCCATCCGGACTCCACCCAGCCGACACCAGCCTTGATTGAGGATGCGAATGCCTGACTGAACGCGAAGTCGGTGTTGTTAGCATCCGACAGGTATTTCAGAAGGTCGGTCTTGCGAGCGGCAGCCTGGGCCCCCTCCTTCTTGCGCGGCAGAACCTTGAAATCAGTCCGCCCACGACGTTCGGTGCCGATCAGCCAGTTGATCGTGGTCGATGTGACATTGAAATTCGTCGGAAGCTGACCGCGCGCCGCTAGGATCGCCTTCTCTTCCTCCGACCACGGGTCGTTGTCGTAGAACTTCTCGTCCAACTCCATTTCGATGCGGTTGAGCGAGTGCCGATCCACCTCGTTGAGATAGTGGCCGAGCAGGATTCCATGCATGCGGTCAGCAAGAGGACTGGACGGGTCAACGATCTGCGTGTTGTCCGGGGATCTGGTGGCCTGACTCACAATCGGGGCCTGGGAGGGCGCCTGCGCCCGCTGAAATGCGGCTGAGGTCTGCTCAAACATCTTCGGAAATCTCCGTCTCGCGGACAACCTTGCCGCTCTGGTTGTCGATGATCATCGCCTCGGCGACGGTCACTTGCGGGAGCGATGTCGGCATCGGTGGGCAGGTGAGAAGATCCCCCAGGTGCTCGCGGATCGCGTCGGTAATGCGGAATAGGGTGCGCGGCTCAGGCTCGAGGCCCAGGTTGGCGCAGAAAATCATGGTAGTGAGTGCGCAATGCGCACCGTCGCCCGTGTGCTCATCCCACTGATAGGCCATTTTGAGAGGCACGATGCAGGGCGTTACCGTCTCCGGGCTCAACGTCACGCCAGTCGGAGTCAGCACCAGAGCCGGGCTCTTGTCATGCTGCGTCCAGGTCAGGTGGACCGTCACATCACCATGACGCCACGTGCGCAGGACCTTCGATAGGTCGAGTGCGAGCCTCGGCGTGGTGTCGTCAGCGCGCGGCCCGACTGGTTGTTGGTTCTGGGTGCCGTGGTTCATAGGACGCGCGCTCCAAGATGACGATGAGATTTGCGGGTCGGCCGCTTCAGACCTCCCCCAAGAAGTGATACATCGAACCCCTGCGCAAGCTGGCGCAGGGCGTCGGCGGCTTCGGTGTGCGGGTTGTCGTGGTCGGGCTCGTCGGACCAGACTCCCAGGGTGTTATTCCATCGCTTCCGATACAGGGCCAGGTGTTCGAGCCCGGCTGCGCAGGCGTCCTTGTCGAACCAGAGCTGCGGAAAGATCATCCGAGTCATGGCAATGCCGTGCGAGATGCTTTCGACACGCGGGACTATGTGGAATGTCCAGTCCGGGGCCAGCTCTCTCAGCATGTCAACAGGAGCACCGACCTTGAACTGCATCTGTCGCCGTGCTGCCGCGTCATGGGGCAGGAAATGTGGGCCGAACACATAGCCGGTCTCGCGCAGCTTGCGAACGTAGTAGTCGTAACCCTCATCCCAGCCTTCGATGAATCCGATCATCCGGTGCTGATGCCCGACGTATTGGCTCAGCCAGATCGCAACACCGTCACGGGCACCAATATCCCACCAGGTGAACACCGGAAGGCGTGCGATGTGCGGAACCACCGTTATCCGGCCTTCCTTGCGAGCCGCTGAGAGCTGACGGGCGTAGAATGTGCCCTCGGTCGATCTCTGCCAGCACTCGTCGGGCGTCGATGGAAACTCCTGCCACATTTTCTCGGCATCGCCAGAGAAATCGTGCTCCCGCTTGGCGACGTAGAAGGCACGCTGCGCCGCGTCGAGCCGGACCGGACTGCTGAACTGCTTGGTGCGCGCCCAGTATGACTCCACCTCGGCGAAATACACCTCATCGGCCTCGGTGATTTTGACTCCCGAGGGGTCGATCCGGTAGGCGGGCTCCATGAACCACGGGAAAAAGAAAAACTTGTATTCGTGCTTGGCGGGAGCACGTCCCTCTTCCCATTGTGCCTGGGCGCGGCTGGCGATGTTGTAGAACTCGCCCTCGGTGCCCTCCGCCGTGCTCTCGATCGTCAGGATTCCGTCCAGCGGGACAGCGGGAAGCGAGCCAGTGACGATCTCGCGCGCTTTCTTCGAGGATTCCTTGGCGATCTTCCCCATTTCGCTGATATGCAATCGGTTGATCGTGCCCGAGCGCATGGATGTTGAGACGCGGATCGACGATCCCGAGTGCGCAAAGCTCAGTTGCTGGGCGTTGCTCGTGTCCACTGGCATCTTCGAGCGCAGGAATTCCGGCAGGTTGTCGTATGCGAACTTCACCTTGTCGGCGAATATCGCCTCGGCGCTCGCCAGATCGTGGGCGATCAGACCGCACCTCTGGTTGCGCTGAAATAGCGCGTGATCCAGGAGGATGATCGCCATCAGCGTGGTCAGCCCGAGCTGGCGGGCTTTGAGCACCACATTGCGGTTGTGCAGATTCTCGAGGAGCTCGATCTGTGCCGCGTTCGGAACGAAGGGCAGCACGGTGTCGTCCGTCCCCTCTTCGCCTTTGATCATAATCTGGTAGAGCTGGCCGGAGTAGATTCTCCAGCGCCACGAGCCCAGGCACGTCAGTAGATCGGCCTCGCTCGTCGGAACAAATGCCGGATCCACCTCCGACTCTGTCAGACCGGACAGGAAATCGTCTGCCTGAACGGTGGGAGCGGAGTCGAAGCTCATGCCGGGCCCCCATCATCATCATCGTCATCGGGCGACGGGATCTGGCGGGCCTGGGCCTCCCGGCGAGCGCGGACCATCAACGCAGTGGTGGCGCGGCTGGTTAGAGACGCCAGACCGGCCGCAAAACCGTCCGTGGCGTCATGTTTCACGGTATCCACCAGGACGCCCGCCCGCTTCGCGAGGAATTCTAGCGGCTTGGCGCGGTCTTCGACCTTGATCTCGATCCCGTGGTTGGTCTGTTTCACGCCACCGAACAGGAGCGCGCTGGACGGGGACAGCTTGGTGGTGTCGGCGATCTGGACAAACGGAACACCCAGACCGTTGCACTCGGGACAGTCACGGTTCGGCTCGGTCGTCACACGGTAGCCGAATCCTCCTGCGCGAGACGGAATTCGCGGATCGTGCAGGGCCAGCGCGTCGCTCACCTCGAACGTGATCTCGCCGTGGGCCTGTTCCAGGCTTTCGCGCGTCTTCTTGTGCAGGCTGTCCAGCCAGGACGCTCGTGCTGCAAGATATTCCCTTTCAGTTTTCCACTGAAAGGCATGCCCAGATCCCCAGCAGTAGCGGCACGCGCCGACACGGTGCTGAGTCAGGTCTCGCGGGTCCGCTTCGGCGAGGGCTTCCCACCGCTTGACGATCCGGTCGGCGGTGAGATTGAACTGTCGGCGCTCAGCAGCGCGCAACTCGGCGATCCTGTCGATCACCGCCTGTTCTTTGACGATCTTGTAGGCTGTCGCACCCTTGAATCCGGCAGCTTGGGCGGATTTGAACAGGTTCCCGGTGAGATAGACCTCCCGGCAGAACCGTTCTCGTTTGGGATCTGAGAGCTCTGGCATGGGCAGACCGGACCGTTCATTGGGGTCCGGCCCATTATCCACAGGTTGTGCGATCAACGCAATATTCGGTGGCGGCGGCCAATCCGCCACCACAACGTGGAATGTTTCGATATGGCGGACGATGGCCTTCGGTGGCGGTCAGATCATCGCGTCGCCAACGCTCCTGGCGTGCAAACGTCGAGGACCATCAGACCAGTGTAGCCAACAGCGCGATACCGGCCTCGGTGATAGAATATCCTGCGCCGGCTGGCTGGCCTTCCTCGGTCCAAAGCCCGCGCTCATACCGGACCAGACCATCGCTTCGCATGTCGGCCACCAAGCCTCGGATCGTCTCGCGAGGCAGGCCGAGACGCGACGACAGCCCGTAAAGGTTTAGGCAAAGATCCCAGTCTGAGGCATCGCTAAGAGCCTCTAGGATGCCGCGTCTCAGAACCGTCAGAGCATCGTGATACTGCCGCAACACGACGACCATCGGCTCAAATCCTTGGTCTCGTGGCCGGCCAGTCGTCCGGCCTGTAGCCCTCCAGATAGGCGGTCAGCAGCCGGGCAGCCACGCCATCAACCGGGCGCTCGCCGGATTCCCATTGCTGGACGTTGCGCCGGGTGCGGCCGATCAGCCGCGCGAGCGCTTGTTGGGTCAGCCCGAGCTTGAGCCGGGCATCGCGAAATTCATCTCCCGTCATCGGGATCCTCCTCTGGTGTCAGCCAGGTGTCGTGTCTGGCGTGGTTGGAAATGCGAAACCGCCCGCCCAGGCGATCCCGGGCGGGCGGCGTGACCGATCGTGGCCTCAGGCGTCCTCATCGTCGGCGTCGGCCTGCTCGTTCCGCCGCCGCGCGTCCTCCGCCCTGGTGACCGCGTCTCCGCCCATTTGGCGGATAAACGCGTCAGCGTAGTCGGACTCGCCGATTAGGGCGAGGCCGATGAGGTCATGGATTCGACCGGTGTCGAGAACACCGGCCACTTTCCCGCACGCCTCGCTCGCGGAGTAGCGGGTGAGCAGGTCGGTCTCAAAACGGTGCGCGATCTGCGTGGTCCAGCGCAGCTCGCGCTGTGCTTCAACCCACTGCGCAGCCGTGGGCTCCTCGTCGCGGTCAAACAGCGCTGCAACCCGGTGCAGCGCACCGTATTGCGTCGTGATCCGGTCACAATACCGCTCGGCGACCAGGCGGATCAGCGCCGCCGCCGCCCGGCGGATCACCGCCCGGCGTGCGGCGAGGCCGCGATTGATCCTGTAGCTGGTCATCGCCTCGACCAGCCTGCCCTCTTCCAGAGGGCTCTCAAACTCCCGATACCACTCAAGCCGCATTTTGGCTCTCCTATCCTGTGGCCTCGCCACGTCTGTTGCGTTGTGCGCCGCCCCTAGTTGCTGAGCGGCGCATGGGTGTTGGATCGTCAGTCGTTCGCCACGACCGTGGCCGATGCGTGTTTGTCGCGTTCGGCGTGGACACTCTCGATCACCCAGCGCGCGCATTCCGTGCGCGATTTGTGCGATTCCCGCCAATGCAGCCACTCGCGCCACCGGCTTTTCGGCGGCGGCGGATCGTCCCGGTAAACGTCGTTGATCGCAAACTCAGACAGCCGGACACCATCAATTTCCAGCCATGACGAGCCGCAACCGATATTTCCATATCCGCGCCGACTCTCCTCGCGCAGGTCATAGAGGGCTTCGACGGCCTTCAGCAGATTGCGCGGGCCGGTTGCCCACGTTTTGATCGTAGCCGTATAGCCGCCCCCCTCGATGCCAGGGTGCAGGCGGCGCTTCAATTTGATCATGGCGTGGCTCCTCTCGTTTGGGGCATCGCCCCGTTGCCAGTGACCTCTATATAGCGCACAGTGTGCGCTGTGTCAATGGGCAATGAGAAGCGTGTGCGCCCCCGGATCCTCCTGGGGGCGCGGTGATCGGTTTGCGTGTCGTCAGGCGGTGGCCTCGTCCGTCGCCTTGCCGTCCAGCCAATCGAACAGTTCTCGGTGGCTCGCGAATTGTCGCCCGCGGGCGACCACCATCTGCACCAGCCTGTCATGCAGATCGAGGAACGGACGCGAAACCCGGTGGGCGAACCTGGCCTTGCCATCGAATTGCCCGCCGCTGTCCGGCGCGCGATTGAGATCGTGCAGGGCCAGTGTTGCCACGGCCCGGCCGCTCCACCGGTTCGGCGCGCGCCGGGTGATCACCTCGATCACCTCCTCGGCGGTCGCGTCCTGATAGCGCAGCAGGTCGAACGCACAGCTCTCAGCCAATGCCCAGCGCATTGGCTCGCTCTCTTTCCCCGGGCCGGCATATATTGTCGGCCAGTCGCTCGCGTCGAAACCGGGATCCGCCCCGGCGTTTATCCACATCTGCAACTCTTTCATCAGGTCGCTGACCTCCCCACCGAGATCGAACGCGTTTCCGTCCGTCACCAGTTCCGCGACACACGCGTCCCTCAGCCAAACCTCGTGGCACTTGACGCACACGAACGGAGGCTCGACCTCGACGAGCCTTGGCGCGATTTTGCGCCCGTGGCGGTCATTGATTTTCTGAAATGCCGCAAACGCTGTCCACACGATACCCTTCTCCTCTCGTTTGGGGCCCCATTGCCCCGGTTGCACGCCCCAGATAGCGCACGCGGTTCGCTCTGTCAACGTGTTTCTTGCGCGCTGTGTTTGCTGTGTCCTCGCCCTGTGGTGGTGTTCGCGGGGGCTGTTTTGGGGACTGCTGGTGATTTCTGTTGATTGTGGTGTGGTTTTTGTCTTTGGCGTCTCGCTGCTGTGTCGAGATTGGTTGCGGATCGAGGCGCTAGAGGATCGTGAGTTCGCGCAGGGCTGCGTCGATCCGTTCGGCGTCCTCTGGCGAGTGGGCCTTCGCCACGCGGGCCATTTCCTGCACCAGGGCGAGGGTGGCGAGCGACACGGTTACGGTTACGGGCTGCGCCTTGGCCTGTTCGATCAGGTGCGCGACGCGGGCCATCGCGTCGCGCGCGAGGGGTTCGGGATTGATCCCCCGGGCTGCGGCGAATGCCGCGACAGCGGTGATGGCGTGTCGGATCATGTCCTCGCGGGTTCCATTGGTGTCGAGTTCGTTGACCGCTGCCAGGAATTCGAGGACCGATCTGCCCGCTACTGCGAGCGCCGCCAGGCTGTTCTGCTCGTCCTCGTTGGCTCTGGCGGTTGGAGTCGTGTGTTGGTGTGGGCTTGGGCTCGTGGGCTGCGGGATAGGCGGGAGCGGTGGCAGTTCCGGCCCGTCCTCGGGCGGTGGGGTGAATACCAGTCCTGAGGGTTTTGGTGGTGGTGGTGGTGCAGCGCGCTGTTCGGCGATAGCGAGGGCTCTCAGGTGGGCTGCGAGGGCCTCGTTTTCGCCCTGCACACGTCTGGCCTCGGCCTCGCGCAACTGCTCGGCGAGATCGTCATCGGTCGTGAGATCGTCATCGGCTTCGTGGTTGTTCATTGGTTGGGTCCTTTCAGTCGCAGGAGGAATCGCGGGACACGCTGAGGGTCCAGTAGGAGCGCTGTGTTTTGGGGTCTCTGGTCTCGTAAACGTAGGTCGAGGTGCCGTATCCGCCGCGCGGCCAGCACGTCTCGTAGTCGGCGGCGGCTTTGTCGGCCTGTTCCTTGGTGTCGTAGTAGAACATTTCGTTCACTTGGGCCATTTCACGTGTCCTTTCCGGTCAGAGGGTTGGTGTTGGCGGTCCTTTGGTCAGTCCCTGTCGAGACAGACAACGCCATCGCGGGTTGTGGCTGGGATCCCGCCGTCGGCGGTGCATTTGGTGAGGCGGTCGCTGATACCGATCCAGACCACGACGAGGGCCAGAGAGATGATCGCGCCGAAGATCATCATGCCCCCTGATTTGTTGGCCATCACGCTTCTCCCTCTTCTGGCAGGTTTTCCCAGAGATCGCGCAGTTTTGCGTCGTTGGGTCCGATCCAGACCGAGTTCGATGGCGAGCAGTCAGCGCCGCATACAGGGCACTCGTCGTCGCACTGGCAGGACCACTCATTGTCCCATGCGTCCGCTTGGCATTCGTCACAGGTGTATTCGTTTCGCCAGACACAGGGGTTTCCGCGTGTGTCTCCGTCCAGGTTGGCGAATTCCGGCATGCGGAACAGGTCAGCGCGGGTTTTGATGGCGAAGGCGCCCATCATGCGGTCTCCTTGGACATGGCTACTTCGGCGCGCAGGTCGTCGAGCGCGGCGGTGGCGTTGACGTGCTGCTCGTTGGCGAGCTCGGTGAGGGTGTCGATCACGCGCTCGATCGCGTCGGGCGTAGGGTTGCGCAGGTCGTCGGCGGCGGTGTCGAGGCGCATGGCGAGGCGCAGGGCTTCGCCATACCGGGTTCGGATCGCGGCGATGCGGTCATGGAGCGTCACAGCGTCACCTCGTGGCGCTCGATCCACATCAGGTCTCTCTCGCCCCATGCGTCGAGCTGGTCGCGGGCGTCGTCCAGCGTTTCGGGCATTGCCCCCATTTCGTCGGTCCACCGTGCCGTTACGAACGCCCATCCCTCGGCCTCGGCTGCGGCCTCGGTGGCGAAAACCTTGGTGGTGGTTCCGGTGCCGGCTTCGTCTACGACCACGGTCCAGATTGAGCGTTTTGTGGTCCTGGGGCCCTCTGCCTCGGCCTCGGCCTGCGACCATGCGTCCAGAAAATCAC